CGTCCCAGCTGGTACTCGTTGCGGTCGACGTTATGGATCAGGCCCATGGCCGGTTCGTACACCGACACTCCATCGGGACTTCCGTCTACTGTGTTGGCGGAAGGCATACGGATATGGACCAGCCCCACGCCGTCGATGGGCGTGGCATAAGTATATTCCGGGGCCAGGGCTGCATACTGCGGCAGGCTGTCCAGCGGCACCGGGCTTCCCAGCCGGTCACCGCTGTCAGATTCATACAGCCGGTTTTGGATAGTTAGCCGTCCATCCACACCCGCCATGCGCCGTTCCACCAGCGTAAAGTAACGCCGTTCAGCTACCACGCATTTTTCACAGGTGGCAAGGTCGGTGACACTGCCGTCCGCCGCTCGCCCCAGCACCAGCACATGGTCACGGCGAATCGGAAGCCATTGCAGGCCGCCGTTCGCGGAAGGCACAGGCTTGATCCATACCTCGCCGCCCACCATACCCCATTGCATAGCCAGGCTGCGCTGGGCATCGTAGGCTCGGCGCACGCCGTCCATCCATTGGAGCTTGGGGGTGTCTGTTTCTTGCAAACCACTGTCATATTCGGCAAAAATAGCCTTGCATAATTTGTTGACAATGGCATAGGGAAGCCGCTGGCAGGGGTCAACGCCCAGTTTCCCGTCCGGTTCCCGCGCAAACCAGGCTGTGAACCATCCGGTGATGGCCTCCAGCATGGCTTGGCTGGTGCAGCCCCGTACATGTAGCGCCGCTTCAATGTCGTCATACCCGCGGCTGTTCAGCGCGCGCAGCATCGCTCCCATGGGCGTTTTCCTCCTTTCCTGGCACTTTCACCCACAGCCAACGCCAGCAGCGCGGCCACAGGCAGTAGGGTTCCGGTCCGCGCCATTGACAGCGGTCGCAGGGCGGTTCACGTTTTGTTTTCATAGTTGTTCATCACAGTCATGGCGGGCAGGTGCCGCACAGTGTATTCCAGCCCGGCGGCGTAATGCTGCACTTCCCGCAGCTCCGCCCGGGCGTCTTCCAGTTCCCTACGCAGCCGCTCGTTCTCTTCCAGCAGCGTCTCCCGTGCGTAGGCGGGCAGATACTTCTCTACGAGCCATTTCCGCAGTCGATTCATCAGGTCCCTCTCCTTGTCCACAGCCGGTTGGTTGCGTAGCGCACGGCGTCAATGTGGTGGTTGTCTGCATCCACATACCCCGGCAGAACCTCGCCGTCCCGGCTTATTTCGTATTCATATTCGCCGAACTCCTTGGCCGTGTCGGGGCACCGCCTCGGATCAATGACGATGGCTGTCAATCCCTGCAGCCACTTCATGCTTTCGGTCACACTGCCAGGCCCTTTGACGGCTTCGCGGCAGCGGATACCCGCATCCCGGTAATCTCCGCAGCTCTTGGGCTCGGAACTATCGGCGGTCACGGTCTCCCACCCCTCAATGCGCTGCATCACCAGTTTGGCCGTTTCCTTATTGTTGGTCTTCAGCCGGGTCAGCTCGTCGAAGATATACAGCGTCCGGGCATGGGCGTCATAGGCACAGCGGTTAAACGCCCAGGGGTCCGGGTACCAGCCCCAGTCCACGCCGTTCAGGGCATCCCCCAGGCTGCGGATACGCTTGGCACTCATTTCCTCCAGGCGAATATTGTCGAATACCTGGGTGCCGTTGCCCACTGCTTCGCCCAGGTACTCATGGCGGTACTTGGTGGGCTTTGTCTCTTTGATGTATTCAGCCTGGGCCAAAAATTTCGGCCCCAGCCATTCAGGCGGGGCCTCCAGGTAGCTGCTATGATGTACCCGCTTTCCGGGGCGCTGGACCAGGGCGTACTTGTTGGCCCAGTTCCTGGCGGCGGACGGCGGGTTGAAACTGATAAAGGTCAGGCCGAACTCGCCGCCGCGCAGGGCAGACTGCTGGACATTACGCACTGCGTCCTCACCGCCTTTGATCTGGTCGGCTTCCTCGAACCACAGCACGCCGATGTAACCGAAAGGCAGCTTGATGGACTTGATTTTCTGGGTGTCATCCAAGCCGCGAAACAAAATACGCTGCCCGGTAGGCAGGTAGGTGCACTGCAGCGGGCTTTGGGTGCAGCGGAATTTCGCAGTCAGGCCCAGCTTGTCGATTGCCCACAGGATCTGCGCGTACACGCTGTCCCGCAGCGTGTCGGCCACCTGGCGGCAAACCAGAGCATGGCAATCCGGGTGGCGGATCAGCTGCAGGATCACTTCCACGCTGACGTAGGAACTCTTCAGACTGGCGCGGCCGCCTTTTTCGACAGCTTCATCGATGAGTCCCTGGTTGATCTGCCGGTGGGTCTCATAAAAGGCCGGGCCGATCACATCCCGCAGCCGGATCGTTTTCTTAGAGGTCGTCAATGATCTGCACCCCTTCTCCAGATGCCTGATTGTCTTTCGCCATCTCATTCCACAGACGGATGGCGTCCGTGTCTCCTGCGCGGCATTTCTTCAGCAACGCCGCATGAATTTCCGCTGCTTCGTCCACACTGTATTTCTGGATCAGGCGCGCCAGCAGTTGCATGTAATCCCGCTTTGCAGTTTTCGGAAAGGCCTTTTGCAGCATTTGCAAGTCTTGCAAAATATTAAAATTTTTCTGTTCCTCTGCCTGCTGGATTCCTGCCAGTAGGCCAGCGGCGCTCTCGGTTTTGTTCCTCATCGGTCTATGCTCCTTTGTGATCACGCTTACGGAGCCGCAAAAACGGCCCTGGAAGCCCCGGACGCCGCAGGCGGCCCCATTTGCCGCCCCCATCGTTTGCAACGTTTTGCAAAGGCTCTAAATCGAAAGTAGAGGGGGCTCCGCCTGTTTCGCGCCGGACACCCCCCGTTTTTTCCGGGCAGGCTTCGCCGTCCGGCCCTTTCAGCCCGGATTCCTGCCCTGTATTTCCACCATCCGCGCTTCGGGGGACGAATCTACCCCGTTTTGCGTTCGGTTTCTTTGAATGTTTTGCAAAGGTCATTCCCGGCTTTTGCAAAAACGGTTCTGTGCTAATGCAAAACACATTATTTTTTCTGGGCGGCTGCTACCAGCCCGGTATGATCCACCGGAGCCACGGCAAAGCAGACACGCCGCTCTCCGTCGCCCATGCGGACCGTGGCCCACGCCCGGCGCTGCCGCCGGTCCATGCGGATCTCATCGGCGGTAAATGCCGACAACGGCCCGTCCAGTACGCTCCACACCCCACCAGGGTAAAACAGTACCCGGCTCGGGCCCAGTATCTCCTGGCCTTCCAGTTTCCAGCGTACAACGTCCTGGGTTTCCAGCGCCACCGGTACGTCATGGTCCAGTCCCAGCCAACGGATCACCCCTGGCACGGCCGCCGCAAGGTGGAATACCGTGGCTGTATAGTCTGCGCACACAAACACATAACCGGGTAGCAACAGTCGTTCCTCTTCCTGCCACCGCCCCCGCCGCCGGATCTGTAACCGTTGTTTCGGCGCGCGGACCTGTAAGCCCTTGCGTCGCAACCCTGTGCATACATCCGATTCTTTGCCAGTAGCGACCTGCAGCACATACCAGTTCATTCCTGTGTCTCCTTTACCTGCCGGTCCAGAATCTGGGCCAACTGACGGTACAGGTCCGGGTGCTCCGCGCCCAAGGCCGAGAAGAACTCAGCCTTCATCTCGTCCGCAGCAGCCTGCGCCTCAGTCTTATTCTGAAGGTCAATTCTCTGCTTATACGCCACAGCCTTGGTCATGGCGTTCATTTCCTTCAGCAGCTTGTCCAGCTTGACCTCGGTCCATTCTTCATCCGGCTTGTTGATCACAGCCTGCAGCATCTTCTGTCCTGCAATGCGGTTGATGATCTCCACCGCATCTACTTCCGGCACCTTGGCTGCAGTTTCCATCATGGCACGTATTGTCTCCTGGGCAATGTTCAGAGATTCCAGACTCTGCATCAGATTTCGTGCATAAGTGCCGATTGCAGACTGGCTGATCTCCACGCCCTGCTCCTGCAAGTATTCCTGAATGTCCTTGTAGGTAAAATCCGCTGTAGCTTGCACCATGGCGTCCACGGTTCTGCGCAGTTCCGGCGGCAGGCGGCTGATCTTGCTGCGGCTTCTGTTTTTTCGCCGTCCCATGTTCAGCCCTCCTACATATCAATCAACGGGTCTTTCTTCACACAGCGCTGTACCTGCGTTCCGGCCGGAGTCAGCTTTACTTCCAGATCTTCCAGCTCCATGTCCGAAATACTGGCGGGTCGCTTATCCTCAATGCACCGTACATCCAGATACCCGCTGTCGGCCAGGTAATTGATACTGCTGCACAGCGCCATGCGGTCTATGTTTCCCGCCAGTGCCAGCAGCAGTCCCTTCAGTTTCAGATACTTGTAGTCACAGCCAACCAGCCCCAATGTCCGCATGACTGTCCCGTTGTTAGCGGCCAGTTCACCGGCCTGCACCTTTCGCCGCAGTTCGCGCTCATCCATTTTAGTTGGCTCCTTTCATAATAAATTCCATAAGTCGATCCAATTTGTTCTCCAGTTTCAGCTGGTGGGAAACAAATTCCTCACGACGGATGCAATTTTCCTTGATGTCTTTATTCAAAAATTCCCGTGCCTCGGCGTCCGTGGGTACCTTCCGGCCTGATTTCAGGATTTCCTTCAGCTGTTCCGGCTTCTCCTGTGGTGACCCACCGGTAAAAGTGGGGAACAGCCGCATGATTCTGTCTTTCAGCGCCAGGAACGACCGTTCCACGATTTTGGCGCGGGAGTTTTTGGGGATCGCATTCACCATCTCCACTTCCATCCGCTGCATGATCGTCAGCGGCTGGAACGGCTTTTCGCCGTTTGCCAGCACCGCCTTGGCGCGGTGGCCGCGCCCGCCAAAATCGAAGGTTAGGAACTCACGTCCGTTGTCTGTGTACAAATTGTTCAGCGGCATGGTCCCCTGGCGTACACAGCCGTCCCGCAGCGCATTTACGCTGTTTTGACTCTTACTCCCGTCGCTGATGCTCCAGCCCACAAAAATGCCGCTGCGCACATCCACCCATGCTGAAAGAGACATCCGGTGCAGTTGCCCTGTCTCAGCCCTGGTTACGATGTCCATGGTGTAGGTGTCGCCCACCCAGATCTGATTGCTCACCACGTTGCCATAACGCCGGTTTATGTACGGGCTGTATTCCTCCCACCATTTGCGTCTTCCTTCTCGTCTGAAGCACAGCGCCTCCGGCGATATCTCGTTGCGGATCTTTCGCTGGAACGTCGCCACCGATGGTAGCGGAAGAACTTCCGGTCTTTGTTCCATGGCCCATTCCGCAGTCAGTTCCATGCAGCGTTCCACGCCAGGACCTTGCTGCCGCAGGTAGAACGCGCAGAACACCTCCCACGCTTCCGGGTGAATACTGCTCTGCCCTTTGCGGGATTTCCCGCGGTTTTCTATCAGGGCATCCCAGTTATTTGCCCGCACGGCCTGCCATTTTCGGTACAGGGTCGCCTTGCTGATCTGCAGCTCCGGGCACCGGGCCTTCAGGCGCTCCATAAAATCGTCGTCCAGCACGGCAGCTTTGCCCGGTCCTTGCCGGAACTCCCGCCATTCTTCCACAGTCCGCAGCCAGAACGCGATCTGCTCCCGCTCCGCCAGCGTGTATTCATCCAGCTCCCGGCGTTTGATTGCCGTGGCCTTTTGGCCCCTGGCTCTTTTTTGAGCGGCAGCTTCCAGCTGCTCCGTTGTCAC